TATTTTTCATGTTTAACTCTGTTCAGTACCACGTCTGTCACAGCCATAGAGTCTATTAAAGAAGACGCCATGGTTTCATAATATATGTTTGTAGCTAAGCATTGTATCTGCTTAACTTCTTCTGCTTGTGCTGTTCGAATAGCTTCCTGCTCAATTGCTAATTCATTAGCCATTTCTTCTGCAAGTAATTGTACTTCCTCTTTTTTCTCAGTAGCTACTTTTGTACCTTCATAAGCAGCATAGCCGACAATGCCACAAACTGCGGCATTGCCTAACATCATTGCTATATATTTAAGTTTCATTAAGTTTCCTGATTTATTATTATAGATTGTATAATACTACATTTTAAATAAAAAGTAAACCATTATTTTACAAAAGGCCACTCTTTTTTACCGCCTAACAAATTTTGAATACGATCATTTAAAAAATTAATAGTAGTGTATATATGACCGCAATCATGAGGTTCAATTAAAGTACGATAATAATCTACCTCTTCTTGTAAGATTTGAACACGAGCGTTATCTGTAAGTTGCATATTTTCAGTTTCTAATCCCATATTATGCCTGCTTTCTAAAATCAAGCGTATATTGTGTATTATGTTCGGGGGATAGGACTTTATGCCCCAACGCCCAATTTTCAGCAGCACTTTCAACATAATTTAAAGATTTATTAGTAAAAGATTCTTCAAAATATTTAATACCGTTATCATCGAAGTATTTTATATAAGCATGTTCTTCTTTATAATCAAAATGTATTTCGCAGTAATCATTGCCATTGTCTGAATAATATGTTGAAAGTTTTTTACCCATTTTTATTCTCCTTGAATTAGATCCTCGGCGAGAGGAAAGATTTTACTAATAGCTTTACCACACTCTCGAGCAAGTTCCATATGCTCTTTCTGAGTACCATTACCACTTCTCAATTCAATATAATGAATCCATGATCTAAGAGTTCCGTTAGCGTATAAGCGAGATAAAGTTAATCCCTCAGGCAAAACTTTACGAGCCTGTTCTTTTGCGATGCCATTATCAATAGCCCAATCGTATGCTTTTTTAGCTTGATCAATTACATTTTGCTGTTGTAAATTCCATGCTGATTGTAAATCATCATCATCAGTTTCAATTGAATTCTGTCTATTCTTATGATCTTGCAATCTTGCTTCTGACAATACAAATGTTTCACCCATATCAGCTGGATTAGCGTATCGTTGGCTAAATTCTTGAAATGAAAATGATCTATGGCGAAGAAACTGACGAGCAATATCTCGTGTAGTTTCAATCTCCATAGTAGCAGAGACCATTTCAAGAGGTGACCAATGTTTATGCTTAATCAAATATCTGATAAGTTTTTCTGCAGTTGCGCTACTCATTTGATTTGTAGGATTTGATACTCTAGCACAATATGCTACAAAGTCTTGTAGATCATCGACACCAATAAAATCTCCATTCGGTGTCTGAGTATATCCTATTAATCTGACCTTCATTACTTATATTCTCCAGTATCATATTCAATAAAATCTCGGTCATACATTTCTTCCCAGTCTGTTGGGATCATAATATTATGATTAATTCGTTTGATAGCTTTTGTTAGTTTTTTACTTTGAGGCATGTCTTCTTCGAGCTGCATAAGAGCTTGATGTACTAATTCCCATACCATGTCACCGTTAAGTTCAATTTTCATTTTGTTCATCCTTTTGTTCATAATGTGTATCAATTTTATTAGTTACTTTTTCAGCAGACCACCAACCGATACCAGTGAAAAATCCAGCTATAAAAAATGCTAATACCGTTTCCATTGCTTTACTGTACTTCTTTCATCGTAAAAGTTCCTTTACGTGAATTTAAATAGTTTTTACCTGAGATACGCTGTTTAATAAATCGCTTATTTGTTTCGGTTTTATTCGGATTTTCAATAGTAAATACAACATCTCTACCCTGTGATAAAGCTTTCATTTGATTCATAAACCTATCTCCTGAAGCAAGATAATCACGGCGCATAGCTTTACGAATTGATTTAGATGTTCCGGTATGAATACCTTGTGACTGTTCTTTACCCATTATTTATCTCCTATCAAATTACTATATTTTTTTAGTTTTTTTCTTTTAGCGATAGATGCTTCTAAAACATCATCACTAGAAATATTAAGATGATCTCCTAATAGATCTAACATACACTGAACATCACCCATCTCACTTATAAGATTTTGTCTGTGATCATCGTTCATTCCAAATCTTAAAATTTTCATACATTCTTTTGTTAATTCAGCGCATTCCTCACTAGTTACAACAAGGCATTCTGCCTCTGTTTGTTTCATAATTTAAATCCTTCAAAGTTGCTATTAGCTATTCTTTCACCAGTAGCTGAATTATCAAATGCTGGCGTATCGTTCATTAATGTTTGAGCACTGTCATCAGCATCAAACAATCTCATTTTAGCTCTATCAACACCAACAACAAACCGCTTATGAAATGTTGGATCGTTGTATCTATTCTTCAATTGTTTAACTGCAATCTGACCCATTTGTTCAAGTTCTTCAGTTGCAATAAGGGCAATCATTAAATCTGCTGTAGCGGGTAATCCAAAAGATTCAGACGTATCTTCAAGCCCAACATCCGAGTTACCATAACCACTACGCGTCGTTTGCGTTGCAGAGACGATCGGGACATCGAATTCAACTGCCAAGCCACGAAACTCTTCTGCAATTGCTTTAATATAATTATATGAGTTAATAGCACCTCCCATTCCCTTCATTCTTGATGATGCACAAATATTCAAATAATCGATATAAATTATATCTGGCACAAATGACTTTTTAAGTTTTAGTTCACTTAGTAGTGCCCTCATATGACCGACATTAGCAGAACCAGTTGGATATTCTTTTACGATTAATTTGCCATTAGTTTTCTTTGAAAGATTATGGACTTTCTCAGCAAACATAGATTGGCTTAAATCGGTCAACTGATCAATCTGAATATTAAGAAGATTTGCATCAATACGTTCAGCAATACGTTCTTCAGCCATCTCAGCTGTTATGTATAAGACATTCTTACCGTCAGTCAGATTAGCTGCTGCGAAGTGGCACATTGCTAATGACTTACCAACACCGGTACCAGCTAGAATAATATTTAAGGTTTTACGTGGTAAACCACCCTTCGTAATATCATTAAGTAATTGAATATCAAAAGGAATGCGTTCTTCATCACGATGATAAAAATCATAACGTTCTTGAAATGCTTCAAGATAATCATGGCCGACATTCGTATCAAATGAAACACCAAGCGCTTTGGTTAGAATATCAGGCAAAGCATTTTTTGATAAAGTTTGGTGTTTACCGTCAATAATACTAATTGACTCCATAACAGCATTAAACAATGCTCGGTCTTGACACCACTTTTCAGTAGCATCAAGTAACCATTGTTCATCGCTTGTTTCTTTTGTGAATAGCTCAGGAATGATTTCCATTGCTTGACGATATTGCTCGTCACCGAATTTATCAGCTGAATCAATTTCAATCTTAAAAGATTCAGCTGATGGCAGTTTATTATACTTAGCAACAAACTTACCGCTTTGCTTAAAGAGTTCTCTGTAAATCCCTTCAAAATATTCTGCCTTAATAAAAGGCAGAACTTTTCTCATATATGTTTCATTAGTTAGAATATTTTTAAGAACAACTTGTTCTATATTTGTATTCACTATTTTACCTCTTTAATCTGGAGATCAGTTGCTTTATTTTCGATAGCATCTTCTATAATCGATATTAAAATATCACCAGCATGCTTTTGTAATTCTTCATTTTCTGCAGATAACGTTTCATCTGGTGATGTCTCTACATGAAAATCAAACGTCATTTGCTCGCCATCTGCCATACGAATAGTTCCGAACTTTATAACACTTTCAATGAAATCTCCAGATAAAAATCTTATCTGCCAATCATTTTTGTCACTAGGAATAAATTCATAATCCTTGTTTTCAATATATTGCATTATATCTCCATCTCTAAGATCTCATCCATATCTATGTCTGACTTGTATCCAATAGTAAACTGTTTTTTAATAAAGTCTTTAAAGTCAGTGTTTAAAAAGATTGGATCCCAGAATTCTTTTTCAAGAGTACCGGCTTCACGTGTCTTTCCAGTAAGAACTTCACCTGTTGCTGGGTTGACTCCTTCATACCAACCATTTGATGGCTTGCGAGCATACTCACCTGCCATAGCTACTTCTAGTAAGCCTGAATATGTTTCTACTCCACCTTCCCATGATACTGAGATAGGAATCTTAGATTTTTCTTTAACAAAGCGGGACTTTTCGATATTAATAACAAAATCATAACCAGTAATTTCTGTACCTTTTTTATTTTGTCGACGACCAAGGATCCAGATATTGTTAGCGCTATAGTAAATGCCAGTACCGCCAGACACGATTGCTTTTGGATACAGACCAATTTCTTGATAAGTATGATTCACTGCAAGCATCACGATGTTCTTCATAGCAAGATATGGTGTACACATACGAAATAAAGATTTAAGCTGTTTGGCACGTGACATATCAGCTACAGACTTTTCATTCTGAGCATCTTCTAATTCTTTCTTTGAAGCAAGATTGCCAATAGAATCGATAACAATAATGACTTCATCTTTTGCATCGAGCTCTTCAAGCTGACTAACAATATCAAATTTTAGTTCTTCAACATTAGTAATTGGTGTATGAAGAACACGTGAAGTATCAATACCGAATTGTTCAAAGTATGCTTGAGGTGAACCAAACTCAGAATCGTAAAACAGCATTACTGCATCTTTTTTCTTTTTAAGATAAGCACTTGCCATCAATAAAGCAAATGAAGTTTTAAAGTGTTTAGATGGACCAGCCAAAACTGTTAGGCCTGGTGTCATACCGCCATCAATCGAACCTGATAGCGCAACGTTAACCATTGGCACATCAGTTTCTATCATGTCTTTCTCGTTAAAAAATTTAGACTCAGAAAGAACTTCAGTTGCTTTGAGCTTTGAATTCTTTTTGAGTTTATCCATAATGGATGCCATGTATATCTCCTTTGATTATAGGCTTATTATATCATAC